AGATCTTACTGTTTTAAAAATCCAATCGGAGATCGTTGTTGCTCCACGAATTATATCTGAAAAACTCTTGATTCGCGCAGCAGTGGCCTTCAACTGAAAATCTGAACCAAAAATGGCAGATGAAACAGCAGCAGACATTGCGTGAAAAATATTCTCAGCGTCAGGATCAAAGACTTGTCCTGTACCAGCATTCATAGTTTGAGAACCACCTTGGGCTGTAGGAACTTGCGGCGACCAAAGGGCTTTCAAACTATTCGACAGTTTTGATAAGAGTGTAGAATCAATGTAATCAGCGAAGAAACCAGCTACGGATAACAATTTCAACTCTGTTGATGGTGATTTGTGTATAGCTACACAAAGAATAACCAATTTCAGGAGGAATTTCTTAATCGTTGGTGTTGACTCGGTAACATTCTCATCAGATTGACCACCGAGAGACAAGACATGCTGATGCCGCATCTCAATACCAGTGGTAATAAGTCTGTCAAAATGCTCTAACGTTTCTGTTCCGAGATTGAAAGTAGATTCAGTCGATAATTTGGAAGCATTAACGTTAACATTGTGTTGTGTATTTGCGATGTCGGGTGTAGACACTTGGTGAGAAGAATTCATCGTTCTTGGCAATCGCGATGTCATATTCTCAAAATATTGTAGTGTTTCTGCACCCAGATTCAATTCATGCGAGGTTTGCACCTTAGGCATACCAGGCAAGAAAGAAGAGAAGTTAACTTGAGCATCACCCGCTAAGAAATTTTCCAATTCCTCCTCAATTTCCTTCTCTGTGAAAACCTCTTCTACAGGCCAATTTTGTAGAACCTGCATCCAGGGGTCTTCTTCAGTATACTTCTCAACGCGTTTCAGAGTGGCGGGATTCAACTTGAATTTCTTCATTGACATTTTTACGAGTCGTTTCTTGTATCGTGAATTCAATTGAATTCGGTGTTTCTCTCGTTCTTTGTCGTTCAGACATTCAGAAATTTCATAATCTTCCACAAACGATTCTTTGGGTTCAGGAATCCAAATGGATTCTCCCTCATACTTCATTCGTCGGTAATTATCAATCATTTGTTGACGCTTCTTACGTTGGCAAGTTTTTGTCCCACTCAGTTTTGTTTTCAAAGCTTTGACAAAAACTGAAGATTGTCCTGTGAGTTGAGGCAACAATTTCACTGATTTCTCAGGTGTTTCCTCAAAAACCATGTAGCCTATGTGCTTGTATATGGAATTCAGGTCAAAATATTGGAGGTATTTCTTGTATCTTTTGGGTGAAATGATGAAGTTATGGATCTTGCGGTGTCGTCTTGTAGAACAATTATAGCAGTGCATGTGTTTAACCATAGCCTTCAAATCGAGAAAAACCTCTATATCAAGTGGAACTTTCGATGTGTGAATGTATCTCGTGAATTCGACTGGAAAATGAATAGAATTCATTCGTGCAAACCAGAAGAAGTCATTGACACGACTCACATCTTTTTGTACCCCTAGTTTAACACTAGTAGGTGTAGTATTTTTATCTTTTGTTGACTTAACGTCAATCAAATTTTGCTCATTTTTGGTGACTTCTGACTTAACGTCAGTAAATCCAGTTTGAGAAACGTCGCCGGTCATCAGGCTAGTTTCAGGTTGGTGCTCGAAAGCAAGAGTGTGCCCGGAGGCAAAAGATTGAGTTTGATTTGTTGAAGAAAAAGATGTCATTGTGATAAAAAGGCCCTAGTACTTCGGTGCAGGCAACTAGGATTGAGTGAGAAAAAGATCCAACAGAATTGCTCACTGCAAAAGGCGCATTCTTTGCAGATAACCGGACATGTAAAGTCTAAAGGGATCAATAGATAAGCCAAACAATAACTTAAAAGTCATTGATGGAAACTCACTAAAGGTTACCCAATAGAACAATACATCAGTTCAAAAACCAACGGCGGTACTTCCTCCGCGTCCGTGACTTACATAGGTATTCCTATGCCATTTCGTCAAGTTTCTGTTTTCAAAAATTCAGTAAGCACTGCGCATGCTTTAATACGCAGCCACCCTCCTACACCTAGTCTCCAGATGTATCCAGCCTCATAACCGAGCAGAGCTCTAAAGTTACGACAGTGGAACCAAGAAGACAGAAAAGTGCAATCTGGTATAAGATTACATCCCGATGCGAGAATGTAAAATGACATTTTCGAAACGTATAGCAGAACTATACGGGTCAGTGGACAAAGCCACAATAAGATTGTGAGTGACCAAGACACAAAATTCACAATTCTCGATAAAAATCGTAATAGGTACAAAGAAAGTACCTGAATCGCTGTATTTAACAAAGATATGGTGATTCCAGTAAAGGTTCGGCACCATATCTTTGGGTCTAAAATAATTTTGTAATCGACCACGTTACAAAATAAAATCCTTAATGATTGTAATAGTTATGTATGGCACTTATGAGTCCTACGACTGTAATATAAGTTATAGCTTTAAAATTAATGGATTTGTGATTTGTGTGAGATTTTTAGCAGGATCTCGAACCGTCCTAGATCTAGTGATAAAGGTCGCTAAGTTTTTTAGGCAGGAAACTTCTGAAAAACCATCCTAT